TTGGACATATGAAAGACGGGGCTGTGCAAATGGCGCCATTCACAAATATGCCTGAAGATGTAAGGATTAAAGCACAAGAGATTAAAGATATGATCTCTCATGGTCATTACTTTGCATTTACAGGACCAATTAGAGACAACACTGGTAAGCTTCAATTGAAAGACGGTGAAGTCGCAGATGATATGCATCTTAATAGTATGATGTACTATGTAGAAGGCATTGACGCTACGGTACCGAAGTAATGATTCCAGTAATTGATTTCACTAGTGAATCAGTATTGGACCAGATACGCGAGGCCTACACTACCGTAGGCTTCGCAGTATTTACTAATACACTCACATCTAATGACCAGCGTATAATGTATCGTTGGTTTGAGGACATGAAAGGTTTCTTTGAATTAGATATAGAAACTAAAAAGCAATATTCATATCAAGCTGAAAATAATTTAGGATATAGCATAATGGGTGCAGAGAATGTAGATCCGACTGCTCCTAAGGATATGAAAGAAAGTTTTAATTACAATAATACTCGAATGCCAGAAGAACTCTGGCCGCGAGAAGTAGAAGGTTTCAAAGAGAATGGTTTAGAAACTATTCGAATTGCAGATGATTTAACACTGAGAATTTTAGAAAAGTTTGATGCTATTCTTGATACGGGTACTACACTCGTGGATGCACACCAAGATCCTTATAATACCACACGTGTTATACACTATCCCGCGTACACGGGCCCGCTCGAAGATAAACAAATGAGAATTGGAGAGCACAGCGATTACGGTACTATTACGCTTCTGTGGCAGATTAACGATGTTCCGGGACTCGAAGTACAAGATCTCGAAGGATCATGGCAAGCGGTACCGTATGCAAATGATGGAGTAGTAGTTAACATTGGTGACTTACTACAACGTTGGACTAATGATTACTTTGTGAGTACAAAGCATAGAGTTGTAAATACTCATATAGATCAGACACGATATAGTATGCCACACTTTGTAGATCCTACACCGGGTACTATGATCGTAAATCTTAGAGATGAACCGAGTAAATATGATCCGATTGAAAGTAAAGAGTACTTAATGTGGAGATTAGCACAGAGTTATTAATTGCATTTTTTTTCAAATAAAATGCATTTTATGGTGTACAAACGGAAAAAACTATGGTATAATAGATCTATAAAATGGAAAAGGAAGAGGAGTCCTTAATGTCTAAGCCAATTTCAAATGCAGCCTACAAGAAGTTGATTCTATCATTGTCTATAGAAAGACAAATCGAAAGTGTAGAGCGTATGCTTCGTGTAATTCCACATTGGTTGATGGAAGAAGCAGCACGTCCAATCCAAAACGAGAAAGTTATTAAGCATCTCGAGTCTCGCTTAAGACAAGCTCGATTAATGATGTCTTCAATCATAGCAAATGGAAGGGTTGTATAATGTTATTCTTAGACAAGTACGAATTACAAGCACCAAAGAAACGAGGTGCTCGATCTGAAGAGCAATCTTTAGAAATGTTTCAGTATTTAGCTGAAAAAACATATCAAATAAACATGTCACAAAAATCAGCAAATGTTGAAACCATGAAACAAATGGCTGGCACGGTTGGCGAGAATATGATCGCAGATCTTACAAGAGGACAAGTTGTCTTAAGAGAATTTGATGTACTTGTATTAGAAAATCAGCGTTTAACTAACGGAATTGATCTTCGTATTGGAGACCGAATAGAAGTAAAGAGCGCTGTAATTCAATCTGATGGTTCTTGCATTGCATATAGTTTGTCTGGTAAAGAAAAACATTGTGATTTTGTAGCTTTAGTTGATATGACTAGACAACAAGACGAGATTAGAATATCGATTATTCCAACAGATGTTTTCTTTACTTATGGTGCTTTCAATGGAAACAAAGAAAGATTCGGCTGGAGTGGAAGTTTTAACAAAAATGATCGTATTAGAGTAAAAAACACAGAAATGTTTTTAGAATATGAGGTGTGGGGTCAATGAAAAAGTTAACCAAATGGTATTTGATTGCATGTGCTTTGTCATTCGCCGGTGGATTATACACAGGAAAATCAGCTTTTGCTTCAGTTGCAAACGCACATCCTTTCCACTCGCCAGATGCAGAAATGAAATGCATTGCAGATAATGTATATTGGGAAGCTCGTAATCAATCAACGAAAGGAATGATCGGTGTCGCTCTTGTCACTCGCAATCGTGTTAATGATAGTCGTTTTCCTCACTCATATTGTGAGGTTGTTATGGAAGGACCTACACGACCTTCGTGGAAAGACGCTAACGTTTATATCCCTGTGCGTCACCGGTGTCAATTTAGCTGGTATTGTGATGGGAAGTCTGATAATATTCCTATTTTTGATCTCGACGTCTATGGCTTTGCTCGTACCATCGCTTTTAAGATCTATCACGGAGAACTCACAGATTTTACCGGCGGTGCTACTCATTATCACGCCGACTACGTAAGACCAGCATGGGCTAAATCTAAGACAAAAACTATTACTATTGATGAACATATTTTTTATAAGTGGGAAAGACCGAATGCAAATTGATTATAAGTTTAATGAAGGTGATCTGATTGACGAGTTTCAATCATATATTGATTCTACATATAACTCACACTATTCAAAAGATAAGTTCCAAGCCACCGAGTTTATCATTGACGGTGGCCATGGAACAGGTTTTTGTATGGGTAATGTTATGAAGTATGCACAGCGTTATGGCAAAAAAGGTTCTAAGTCAGACGCTCGGAAGGATTTGCTGAAAGTTCTTCATTACGCATTGATTCAGCTATACGTTCACGATCAAGATTGTGAATAGCCCAGAAGATTCTTTCCTTTATATCTGAACATCTTTTTTCTAGATCTGTTCGTGGTATGTGAACATACACACTATTTTCGTATGTCCACCCGACAAACAAAGAAAAAAGAAACAATAGAATGAAAGTAAAGACAAATATCATGCTGCTATGTACAGCACATAAATCATAGCACCACCTCCAAGTAAGATAGCAAGTACTATTATCATCATCATTTTCATTTGCTCCCAGAACTCAGCCTGTTCTTTGAGTTTTTGCTTTTTAATGCGAGCCACTTCTTCTTTATGTTCTTGTATACGTTTTGCTCTTTCAGCTAAGATACTTTTCCAAGTACCCGGGCCAAAACGCATGTCAACCATTTGTGCTACTTCTTGCAATTTCTCTTGAGCAAGTTTAGCATCAATCATTTCTTGTGCTACTGACTCTACACCGAACTGATCAGCTAGGCCAGGAGCTTTTTGAGCTTTTTTATTTCTATTCTGATTTGTTTCATCAACACCGCGAAAGAGTCCATCAATAGAGCCAGCAATTGCACTTATATCATTACAAGTATCAATCTGCGATTTGATAAAATCTACGCTTTGTTTAACCAAAGCTATTCCCGCTAAGGTTTCTGCAATCATTTTGATTTATCCTTTTTAAGTGTTATGGATAAATATGATTCACCTTTCGCATATTATGTCTCGCCCCTTGTAACTATTTATAAAAAATAGCCCAAAATTCAGCGTAACTTGTATATATAATAAGATTTATGTGCAAAGGAAAAATTAATGACACAACTTATAGACCCCAAGAAATTTACAGATACCGTTGGCCTATTAAGGTCTTTTTTTATAGGTAAAGGATTCCTCGAAGTCCATACTCAAAACAGACTCAGCATACTTGCTGCATGTGAGGATCCGTTCAATGTGGCTACTTACAACTATGCGGGCCAAGTCTGGCCTCTACCACAAACCGGCCAGATGTGGTTGGAACATGAATTGTTAAGTAGCCCCGATACTCCGGGGTTTTTTTGTGTTTCCACTTCGTACAGGCAAGAACCAAATGCAATACCGGGTAGACATGATATTATCTTTCCGATGTTTGAATTTGAAATGCCCGGTGACATAAACGATCTTAAAGATATGGAATATGAACTATGCGAATACTTAGGTTTTGGTGGCTTTGGTGAAATAGTTGCAAGACCATACTCAGAGTGGCAAAAACATTATGGCCTTAGTGAAGATACAGAGATGGAAGCAGAACATGAATTAAAGATGTACGAAGAGTTTGGTGCCACAATGATAACAGACTTTCCTGAAATGACAAGTCCATTTTGGAATATGTCACGCAATGGGGATGGTACAAGTAGAAAGATCGATGTTATCCTTGGTGGTATGGAAACAATAGGTAGTGCAGAACGTAGCACTGACGTTGAGCAAATGAGAGATACCTTCCATACGATTACAGATGGTGCATACAGTAACTTACTGTTTGATCTTTTCGGTAAAGATCGAGTAGAAGCAGAACTAGAAGAGTTCTTAAAGTTTGACTTCTTTCCACGTGTAGGTGGAGGAATCGGCATGACAAGAATGATTGCTGCACTCGAAAAATACGACGGTCCATACTAAACTTATTGCTGGGTGGTGAAATCGGTAAACACGCATGACTGTTTCTCATGTGCGGAAACGCTTGCAGGTTCGAGTCCTGCCCCAGCAGCCAACTTGAATATTAGCTGTTTACTTTTATGAATAACTGTGGTATAATAATAGTTATAAATACTATAGAAGATGTTTGACGGTAGACTGGACCCGGGGGCGGTACCCGGCGCCTCCACCAATATTCACCGATAACGGTGCATGCTTATGGGGGCGAAATAGGATCGACAGATGCAGGAGTCTTCAAAAAAGTAAATGCAAACGATAATTTTGCACCTACAGGTTACGCCCTAGCGGCATAATGCTGATGAGCCCGAAGGAGCTTGGAAACAGAATCCTTCAACTTATTCATAAGGAGAAAACATGCCACCACGTAATCATAGTAATTGGACTAAGACACCGAAGGTAGAATATATTAGTAGTGAGTGCTACAATAATTATGAGATATTCAAACAAGAACAAGAAGATATATTTGCTAAAGTTTGGATTCCTATGTGTCATATAAGTGAGATGTATGACTTAGGTTCTTTCAGAACAACTCAAATTGCAGGTGTCAATGTTTTAGCAGTTAATTCTAATTTTGGTGTAAAGGCATATAAAGATCATAATATTAGAACTCCTAGTGGAGTAATGAGTAGTTTACCTGATGAAGGAACAGAGCTACATTGTGAAGTAAAACATGGTGGAATGGTTTGGGTAACACTCGATCCTAATCCATCACAGAGTGTAGAAAGCTGGACAGCCGGCGCTTTCGATTGTATTGCAGATGCAATCGATACAGAAGAGATGGAAGTATTTCACTATCATAAAGCAGTTATAGATACAAACTATAAACTGTGGCATGATACAAATAGTGAGTTCTACCACGACTTTATGCATTACTTTAATAGAGTATCAGGATTTAATGATGAATACTTTGCTAGAAAGAATATTCCTTTTGATAATGGTCACGTCAATGTCAGCAGTTTTACTGTTAACTATGAAGAATACGATGGGTTTGAGGATCGAGGTGAACTCTCATTCCCCAACTTACCACCGAACCAGTGGTACATGGTTGACCTCTTCCCAGGATTTAACTTCAACCTACGTGGCAGCGCATATCGTTCTGACGCGGTAACACCGTTAGGACCAAACAAAGTATTGATCGAGTTCCGTGGTTATGGACTCAGGAAAGATACACCAGAAGAAAGACAGACTAGAATAAAGCATCATAATTCTATTTGGGGACCATTCGGTCGCAATCTCCATGAAGATTTAATCGGTGTTGCAGGTCAAGGTACGACCATGAGAGAAGGTACCGAATCAAGAAACATTCTACACGGCCGTCATGAAAATTCTACAATTCATGATGAAGTAGGTATGAGACATTATTATGAGGCATGGGGAAATATGTTAGGGGTAAACCCAATGAACCCTCTCACAACACAGGAGCTAAGTAGAAAAGCTGCATAAATTATCGGAGATAATTATGAAAGATTATGGTAAACGTGATGCGTTCGACAAGATAGACAAGTTCGGAGCACAATTGCTTGTCGCATTTGCATGTACAATAGCTTTATTAGTAGGACTTAACGTAGCATTTGCGGGGCCAAATGATTATAGTCCGCCACAAGAACAACCAACATGGGCAGAAAAACCAGTACAGTGTGCATCGCCTAATGCAGTGATGAAGCGTATTCAAAGAGACGATTTGCTGCCTATGATGGCCATGACTGGTAATGCACGTGTTGAAGAAGAGATGTACTCTTTACCATACGGATTCTTTTATAATCCTGATACGCAGTACTGGTTATTTGTAGAGTTTTTTTCACCGGAAACGTCATGCATAATTGGTGTAGGACAAGGTGTTAACTTCGATGTAGCTGAAGAACTCGGATCATAATAAGTAATTTACTTATATTCACCATCTAAATTGTAATGCTTAGCATTATGCTTTGCATATAGTATTGCAGAAAACAACCCATATTCCTTATAAAGTTTTTTGAACCAGTTTATGTAGTGCTTCATATCTGAAAAAAAATTCATTTTAAGTGCATTTTTTCCTTTACTTTACTGAAAAACTGTGGTATAATATATCTATAAAATGAAAAAAGAGGAGTTTTATAATGATTAAGTTTGAATTTCAAAATCCAGATCACAACGATACTTGGAGATTTATCATTGCGTTTTGTATGACTCAGCCTGAAGGTACACCTAATGTGGATCTTCAGCGTATGTTAGCTGAACAGTTCGGTATCGAAGCAAGCGAGACTGCTTGTGCACTAGCTGCAATCAGATTCTAGGAGATTATTATGGGACAAATTATTTTAGGTATCATCTTCATGTTTGCTATGGCATCACTGCCAATCTTGTTATTCATATGAGTCACGGAAGCGAAGTCATAGAAACCAAAGGCCATCACTTAGTTGGTGTCCGTTGGCCCGTTATTGGAAGTAAAGGAAATAAGTATTATGTCGAAATGGTCAACTACGGATTTGAGTGTGATTGCATTGCATATGCAAAGTGCAAGCATATCAAAGAGGTCGAGAAAAAAATCACTAATGAGTGCATTTTTTAGTTTACTTTTAAAGAAAACTATGGTATAATAGATCTATAAAATGGAAATGAGAGGAATATATAATGTTAAATAAATCACAAATGTCTAAGATTCAAAGCCTGTTTATTGAAGCAAGTAGCGATCAAATGCAAGAAATTGCTCAAATGTTCAATGATGCTCGCAATATCAAAACAGCTCGTGCTGCTAGGACTTTCAAAGTTGGACAGCATGTATCATGGACCGGTCGTAAAGGTGCTATGTCAGGTCAAGTTATCAAAGTTCTTAAAAAGAATATCCGTGTTAAAACTGAAGCAGACGGCACTTGGAATGTTGCTGCATCATTATTGAAGGCTGCTTAAATGATGAAATATTACTTATTAACCGCACTTGGCGCTGCTACATCAGCAGCTGCCAATTCACTAATTCTGCTAGGTATGACAACTAGCATTGTAATCTTGCTATATATGATGGAGAATAATAATGGCGCATGAAGTAGAAACAATGGCGTATGCCGGTCAGGTTCCGTGGCATGGTTTAGGTGTACCAGTCAGCAATGACTTAACACCGGTTCAAATGATGGAAAAAGCTGAACTGAATTGGAAAGTTCGCGAAGTAGAATCATTTATCGAGTTTGACGGTAAGCGTATGCCTACTGGTCAAAAGTCTCTGGTCCGTGAAACAGACGGCAAGATTCTTACTAATGTTGGTGAGAACTGGAATCCAGTTCAGAATGAAACTGCATTTGACTTCTTCCATGAGTATGTCATGGCAGGTGATATGGAGATGAATACTGCTGGTTCACTCAAAGGTGGACAGATGGTATGGGCTCTGGCTAAAGTCAATGACTCATTTGAGATCCTAGGTGGTGATCGTATTGACTCATACCTTCTCTTCTCAAATCCACACCAGTATGGTAAGGCAATCGATATTCGCTTTACTCCTATCCGTGTAGTATGCAATAACACTTTGTCCTTGTCACTTGACAGCAAAAAAGATAACTCTGTTAAGATGGGACACCGTGTAGAGTTTGATGCTTCACAGGTAAAGCGTGCTCTTGGTATTGCAAAGGATAAGATGGAGACATACAGCGATATGGCTACCTTCCTTGCAGGTAAAAGATTTACACAAGACTCATATATCGAATACCTTAATGCTGTCTTCCCACGTACCGCAGACAAGCGTGTACAAGGTAAAGGACTCTCGGTTGATACACTATCACGTAATGCTAAGATTGCATACGATGTACTGGAAACTCAGCCAGGTGCTAAATATGGTGAAGGCTCATGGTGGCAGGCATTTAATTCAGTAACGTTCATTACAGATCATGTACAAGGACGTAATTCTGACAACCGCCTCTACTCATCATGGTTCGGTGGAAACCAAGTACGAAAGCGGGATGCGTTAAAGACCGCAATCGAATATGCAGAAGCAGC